TAGTTATAATAGATTACTTAAGATAGGATTTAAAGGAGGATTTTTACAAAGAGATTTTGTACTAACCTAGGATTTTTTAAAAAAAATAAATTTTTTAATTTTAATCTTTGCTAATATTTTAATTAAATTCTTGATTTAATTGTTATTTCTTACTTATATTTATATATTAAAAATACATAAAGATTTTGTACTAACCTAGGATTTTTTAAAAAAAATAAATTTTTTAATTTTAATCTTTGCTAATATTTTAATTAAATTTCTTGATTTAATTGTTATTTCTTACTTATATTTATATATTTTTTAATCTAGGTTATTATAACATTTAATTACTTAATAATCTTGTTGAATATCAAGTGATTTAATTGTAACTACTTACTTATATATTATTTCTTAAACATAAACTTACTTAAAAATTCTTGTTATATATAATTTAAAGATTGAAATATATTCTTTTGCTTTTAATAATTCTTTAAAATCAGATAAATTTTTTCTTGTTATTTCTTTTTTTAATCCGAGACTTGATAAAACAATTTCTTTTGGAAAATCCCAATTTAAAATATCACTTCTTTTAATATTAGAATTACCAAACATTTCATAAGTATCTGTAATATTACTAATATCCCAATTTACTAAATATTTTGAATCAAAACTTTTATTTCCGAAAAATAAACTATTCATATCAGTTACACTTGAAACATCCCATTTACTAATATCTCCATTAAAATAGGATTTTCCGAATGTTTTATTCATACTTATAACATTTGAAACATCCCATTTACTAATATCAGAATTAAAACCTGAGTTATGAAACATATGATTCATTTTAATTAGAGAAGAAGTATTCCAATTTGAAATATCTCCATTAAATATTGAACTATTAAACATATAACTCATATCAGTTACCTTACTTACATTCCATTTTCTAATATTAAATGAACTAAATTCAGTTCTATTAAACATTGAACTCATATCTGTTACAGAACTTGTATTCCAATTACTAATATCAGAATTAAAAATTGAACTATTAAACATTGAACTCATATTTTTTACAGATGAAGTATCCCAATTTGATATTTTTATTCTTGTATGAGAATAACTAAACATAGAATACATATCAGTTACAGATGAAGTATCCCAATTATTTAAATCTCCATTAAAAAAGTCAGCTCCAGAAAACATTTCACTCATATTAGTTACTTTACTAACATTCCATTTACTAATATCTCCATTAAAAAAAGATTTTTCAAACATTTTACTCATATTTTTAATATTAGAAGTATTCCATTTACTAATATCTCCATTAAAACTTGAATTTTTAAATAAATTACTTAAACTTGTTAGATTTGAAATATCAAGATAATTTAAATCTTCATCATCACTTGCATTCCTTATTATTTCTATTAATTCTTTTTTACAATCATAATATTTCCTTTTTAATTATTTATAAATTCTTGTTATATATAATTTAAAGATTGAAATATATTCTTTTACTTTTAATAATTCTTTGAAATCAAATAACTCTTTTCTTGTTATTTGATTTTTCAATCCTAGACTGGATAAAACAATTTCTTTTGGAAAATTCCAATTTAAAATATCGCCTTTTTTAATATTGGAATTACCAAACATTTCATAAGTATCTGTAATATTACTAATATTCCAATTTACTAAATATTTTGAATCAAAACTTTTATTTTCATAAAATAAAAAAGTCATATTAGTTACTTTACTAACATTCCATTTACTAATATCAGAATTAAAACTACAAGTAGCAAAAGTTTTATACATTTCTGTTACACTTGAAACATCCCATTTACTAATATCAGAATTAAATATTGAGTTACAAAACATATAAGTCATATTAGTAACAGAAGAAGTATTCCAAAGTGAAATATCGCCATTAAAAAATGTGTTTCTAAAAAACATAGAACTCATATTAGTAACCTTACTTACATCCCATTTACTAATATCTCCATTAAAATTAGAATTATTAAACATATTACTCATATCAGTAACAGAAGAAGTATTCCAAGTTGAAATATCAACTTCATTAAAATAACATGAACCAAACATATAACTCATATTTTCTACTTTACTTACATTCCAACTTGAAAAATCAATCTCTATGTTTGAATCATAAAACATAGAATTCATATTTTTAACCTTACTTACATTCCATTTACTAATATCACCATTAAAAAAGTCAGCTCCAGAAAACATCTCACTCATATCAGTTACTTTACTTACATTCCATTTACTAATATCTCCATTAAAAAAAGATTTTTTAAAAACTCCACTTAAACTTCTAAGTCTAGATATATCAAGATAATTTAAATCTTCATCATCACTTGCATTCCTTATTATTTCTATTAATTCTTTTTTATTTTTTACAATCATAATATTTCCTTTATTTTTGTTTCTGTATTATTAACTGAAATAATTGCTTTTTCTAAACCATATAATTCAGAACTTATTTTTCTTTCCTTTTCAATATTATTAATATTTACTTCAATTTCTTTTATTAGTTTATTTTCTTTAATTGGTAAATGTAAATTTCCTTTTAAAATTATTGGAAGTTCTATTTGAACAATTCTAATTTCTGTATTTATTAATTCATTTGGTAATTCAATTGAAAAATCTCCAATTTGAACTGGAATTGAAGTTGGTTCTGATTCAATATCAACTTCAATTATTTTTATTGTTATATCAGGTCTGAACATAGGTGCTATTTGTTCAATAATTACAGTAGCATCAGTAAATGTTTTTGTTGCTATATATAAAGTATAATCAAAATCATAAGCAACACTATTATAATTCCATTTTACAGAAGAATTATTTATTTTACTTTTATTAATTTTAATTAATTTATTCGTATTTCTTTCTTGTGCTTTTGAAAGTCCATTAAATCCTAGTGCCATTCTTGGAAGAATATTAATATTTCCATTTGTTATATTTTCAAAATCATGTTTAGAAAGTTGAAATGCTTTATCTTTATTTCCAAATTGAATTGGCACAATAAAATCTTTTTGTTGTTCTCCAAGATTATTAGTTCTAATAATATGAATATCATTAAATAAATCAAGTAAAGCAATTGTATAATTTCTAATACTTTGATGATGAAAATATTTCATTTATGCTGTTTTAACCCAGTGACTATATGCAAAATCAACTGTAAATTCAGCAAGTGTATCAATTGTTTCATCTGCCATTTCAATTGCAGCAATTGAAGTTGGCCATAAATTATGAAAATTGTATTCAGCAACCATACTATTATCAATCGTACTTAATTGTTGAATTTTTGCTGCGCTTGTCATATATGAATTATGATCTGAAATTTCTCTTTTATGATTTTCAAAATCATCAATAAATAATAACCAATCATCAAATGATTTTCTAAGTGAGTGACTTTCATCGTCCCAAAATGTTAATGTCCAAGTATTTTCAAATGTTGAATCACCTGCTATTATTAATTTTCTTCCTTGATTCCATACTTCAACAATTCCAACTGTTTTAGCTGGTATCGCACCTCCTTTACATAAAACATCTATTTTTACATCATCTGTTGGACCTTGTGGTGCTGCCAACATTACTTTATATTTATTTAGTCTTGCACCAATTCCAAGTGTATCTTTTAATTGTGTTAATTTTGAGTTTGCCATTTATAATCTCCTTTTTATTTTATTTATAAATAACTTTAAAGGAGATTTATTATGAAAGTAACAAGTAAAAAAGAATTAAAAAAAATTATAAATAATAATCATTCTGAAAGTGATTTAAATTATCTTGATATTTCTGAATTAACAGATTTAAGTAATTTATTTAACGGTTCAGATTTTAATGGTGATATTAGCAAATGGGATACTTCTAATATTAGAAATATGAGTAGAATGTTTGAAAATTCAAAATTTAATTCTAATATTAGTAAATGGGATACAAGTAGAGTTACAAATATGTCAGAAATGTTTTCTGGATCAAGATTTACTGGTGATATTAGTAATTGGAATACAAATAGAGTTACAAATATGTGTGGAATGTTTTATGCTTCACATTTTAATAGTGATATTAGTAACTGGAACATAAGTAATGTAAAAAATTTAAGTAGTTTTATAGAAAATTCAAGTCAATTTAAATCAGATTTATCAAATTGGAATACTTCATCTGTAAAAAAAATGGATAGATTATTTTGTGGATCATTTTTTGATGGTGATATTAGTAAATGGAATACTTCATCTGTAACAGATATGAATTTTTTATTTAAAGACTCGCTTATTAATAGTGATTTATCAGAATGGGATACTAGTAATGTAAAAGAAATGAATTTTATGTTTAGTAATTCAATATTTAATTCTGATATTAGTAATTGGGATGTTAGTAATGTAATAAGTATGAGTTCAATGTTTTCATATTCAAGTTTTACTAATGATATTAGTAAATGGGATACTTCATCTGTTACAAATATGAGTTATATGTTTAGTAATTCTGATTTTGATTTTAAATCAAATTTAAAAGATTGGAATGTTAGTAAGGTTTTAAATTTTATGGGAATGTTTAAAGAAACTGATTTTGATTTTGATTTATTTAATTGGAAAATAAAGAAAAATTCAAAATTAAAAGATTTTTCAGAAAAAATAAAATCTTTTTCTGATTTTAAAAGAGAATTTAGATTATTTCATTCACAAAAATTAATTTCTATATTTTATATATTTTTAAAGAAATCAATTAGATGAGTAAAGAAATTGATGATATTCTTGGTGATGTTTTTGAAATTCTTGATGATGCCGATAGTCAGCCAGAAATAATAATTGAAAATGAAGTTCAAACTCCTAATATTAAAAAGTTTGATAAACTAATGGACGCTTTTGAAATTGGAGAAGGAAAAATGTCAGAAAATATTAATAAAATTCAGACAGAAATGTTTGAAGAATATAAAACAATAGAAAATAAAATTTCAATTGAAGAAAATTTATCTATTGTTAATATTCCAGATTTAGTAGCAGATCATAATTTAGTAAGAGAGTCTTTAAGAGAGGATATTAAACATACAAGAATAGTTCTTGAAGCACTTAGTAAACAAATATCAACTTCTGATATTGAAGATTTATCTGGTTCTGTTACTGAAGCATATTCAAGTATTAAATCAGCACAAGTTAAAAGTTTAAAATTACTTATGGATAGTTATAATATTATTTCTGATACTCAATTAAAAATTAAAAAACTAACTGAAAAACTTAAAGAAATAAATACAGAAGAGAAAAATACAACTATTGAAAAAGCAATATTTATTGGTTCTCCCCAAGATTTACTTGAAACACTTGGAAAAGATTAAATTTCAAGAGTTTTTAAATATTCTCTATTTTTTGAAAACTCTGAAAGAGTCATACAGTCAGTAAAAATGGGAGTTAAATTAACTTCTGTATTTTTTATTATTATTCCTATATAATCATCTTTATAGATAATTAATTCAAAAATAATTCCATTATTTATTAAAAACTCTTCATACCAATTTAAAAAATCTCTATTATATATCATTCTTATTTCATTTTCTTTTATTTCTGTATTTATTAAAAAAGAAATATTAAAAATTGTTGTTGCCGAATAATTATAGTTTTCTATTAAAAGTATCCAAGTTTTTTTCAAGCAAATCCTTTATCTTCCTATTCTTTGAATATTTAAACGCTCAAGTCCAAGTGAATCAATATAAGGTAAAATAATTACCTTTTCAGGAGATTTAAAGTTTGCTGCCATTATTCTATAAATATTTTCAATATTACTAAATAAAGTTCCTGTTGATTCATATCTTAATAATACTTTTAATTTTTTTATTTCTTGTTCTGATAAATTTATTCCATTTACATCATTTAAAATTTTCTGAACAAATTTTCCATCTACTTGAATTTCTTTAAAAGCATTTTGTATTGTTTTTGTTTCTTCTAAATCGTCTTTTTTCATTTTTATTTCCTTTTTTATTTATTTATATCTAATTCTTCACTTGTTTCATTATTAAAAATAAGTTCAAAATTTAGTTTAGGTAAGTCAAGTAATTTATTAAAATTATAACTTAGTGTAATATGTGGTGTATATTCATTAAAATCACTTATAAAATCATATTCATTTACAAGTTCCTTATTTCTATTTATTAAATCTTCTGTTTCAAGAATAGCAACAAGAGTATTTTCATCAAATATTTCCCATTTTTTAAAAGTTGCCTTAAATTTTTTAAATCTTCTTGTTTTAATATATTTAAATTCATTTTCTTTTTTTGAATAAATAAGTGTAACATGTAAATTATTATTTGGATTTAAAATATAATTCTTTTGAAATTCTTTTAATTTTATTTCTGTTTCTTTATTTGGTTTAACTGATATATAAACTCCTGACATTATAATAACTCCTTATATATATTTGAAATATTTATATTTTCTATTTTAATTGGACTTGAAATATAATCAATTGATTCCGACTCTTGAAGTGAAGTTTCTGTATCATGTAAATTAATATATTTATTTATCCATTTAATAGGATTTGTTTTAATTTCTGGATAAATGGGTTTAAGTCCAATTGCTAATAATCTTTGATTAGCTAAATATTTTATATAACTTTTTCCTATTTCAGCATTAATACCCATTATTGAACCTTTTGAATATAAATGATTAGCCCAATCAAATTCCTCTTCACACGCTTTAAAATACATATCATAAACTTTTGACTGAATACTTTTCCATATTTCTTTAAATTCTTTAGTTTTTTTAAGTGTATTAATTAAAATTTGTGTAAAAGCAAGATGTTGCTTTTCGTCTCTTTGAATTAACTGTAATATTCTTGATGAACCAGGAATTTTTCCTGTAAATTCTGTAATTGCCCAAATTGAACTAAATCCAAGATAAAATCTAATTCCTTCAAGAATATTCATTGAAACAATTGAATATAATATTTCCTTTTTTAATAATTCCATTTCACTTTCTGAAATATTAATATTATGATTAGTTTTATAAATATAATCAATTGTTGAATTATATAAATTATTTCCTTCTGAAATTGTTGTTTCAGAATGTTTTAATAATATTTTATCTTTCCAAGAATCCTTAAAAAATTTATCTGGATTATCATACATATTTTCAGCAATATAAGAATAACTTCTTGAATGTAATCTTGATTCAAAATATTCTTGTTCAATTAAACACGCTTCAAATTCAGGATTTGTTGTTAGTTGTCCAAAAGTAAGAATTGGATTTCTTCCTTGATAACTATCTAACATAACAAGTTTTCTTAATTGAGTTGAGTAAATATGATTTTCTGCTTCTGTAAAACTTTCTTTATCAAGTCTATCTTTTTGTAATTTTATTTCTTCTGGAACCCAAAAAAATCTTTGCATTTTAAGTGCAAGATCACTTAGATTATTAAATTTATTTTTATCAAATCTAAGTGTATTTCTTCCTTCGCCAAAAAATAACGGTTGGTCTTGTAAATTTATATATTTATTTTCATAAAGATTAATCTTCATAATATTCCTTTTATTTTTATTTATAATGTACAACCACCACTTGAACAACCCTCTTCTAATTCTTCAGAAGACTCATCTGTTTTTGTTTTAGCATAATAAAGTGATTTAATTCCAAAAATAGTTGTAAAAATATCTCTTTTTATTACTTCCTTTTCTGGTATTTTTGAATCAGGATATTTAATAAAATCAATATATTCATTTAGTGAAATTGATTGGTCAATCCATTTTTGAAAAACAGCAATTAGTTTCCAATATTCAATAACATCAATATTCCAAGCAATATGTTTTTTATAAAAATCTTTATATTTATTTAAATCAGGTAAAATAGCATTTATTTTTATTTTCTGGTCTTCTATATTATAAACAAGTGCTTGAGGAGGATTAATTCCACTTATCATATTTCCTGGTCTTGAACTATTTGAACCAGGAACTGAAGTAAGTAAAGTTGAATTTCTCATTCCATATTTACTTAGATTTTCTTTTAAAAATTTCCAATCAAGTTTTAATTCTGAATTACAAAGTTTATCAACATTTTTATTATATGTATCAAATGGAAGAATTCCATTTGAATATTTTGTATCATTAAAATATTTACATTTTCCGTTTTCTTTAGCTAGATTTATACTTGCTTCCATTCCAAAATATAAAACTTCTTCCATTACTTCATTTATTAAATTTCTTGCTCGAATTGAATTATAATCTGTATTTTCTTTAGCTAGAAAATTAAATAAATTTCCTGGACTTAATCCAAGAGCTCTTCTATTTTTAGTAAATTTTTCAAAAGAGTTTATATTAGCATAATCTTGATAATCAATCATTTCATCAAGAAAATTAACAAGAATATACATAACCTCTTTTATTTTCTTTTTTCTTTTTATTTTATCTTTAGGAAAATTACCCATATTAAAACCACCAAGAATACAAGAAAAGGTCTCACCAAAATTTAATGTTGAAATAAATTTAGTTTTTTCTTTGGTTATAAAAGTTTTAAATTTATTTACTATTTCTTTATTTGTTTCATTAATAATATCATATTTAATAAATTTATATAAATCATACCATTTTCCTATTTCATATAATTCATTTATATAATTTTTTAGATTTTCTTTTGAATTATTATCTTTATTATAAAAAATAAAATCTTCATCTGGAAAAGATGGTAAATTTATTTCTGTACAAAGATTTGATTTATAATTCGGAAGATTAAATGCTCCGTGTCTTTGCATTTCATTAGCATTTATTTTATATAATCTTGCTGTTGAATATCTTTCATTTAAATATTTATCATATAAATCTTTTGCTTTTATTTTTTTCTTTTTTATATTATGTTTTCTTTCAAGTTTCTCATATTCTTCTTTAAAATTATCTTGTCCAATATTATTATAAAGGTCTTTAACAATATTCATATGAAATAATGTTATATATTTATCTTCCTTTAATCTTTCATAAAATAAATCATTAAAAATAATAGCATGATCACTATGTCTTACTGAATTTTCATCTGAACCTTTATTATTTTTTAAGGTTATAATATTTTCTATTTCCCAATGAAAAAATGGATAATAATTTGTTATTGCTCCACTTCTTCCATTTGATGGCTGTTGAGATGATAATGAAATATTTTCAAAAACTTTTAAATAAGGAGTAATTCCAGTATGCTTTTCAAGTCCATTTCCAATATCAGCATCAATTCCTCTAATACTTCCGGGATCAGCTCCAATTCCAGCTCTTAATTTTGTTATAAGTGAAAACATTGTTTTTGAAGCATTTCCAAATGACTCAATTGAATCTCCATAATCAACTCCAGCACAAGATGTAAAACCTTTCATATTCGTTCTGATTCCGGCCATTGGTGGAGTAGCAAAGAAAATATCAAAATTAGAAAGTGCATTATAAGTTTTTGTAATTAACTCTTTTCTTTTACTTTTTTCTTTTTTTCTAAATATATAAAGTGGAAGTAAAAAGAAAATTTCTTGAGGAGTTTCAATTGGATAATTATTTTCTTTAATAGCATATTTTTTAGTCATTTGAGATAAACCAAGATATGTAAAATTAAAATCATTTTTAAAATTAATTATTTTAGTAAGTTCATTAAATTCTTCTTTTGAATAATATTCTAATATATCATTATTATAATATTTTTTATTTATTCTACTTATAAAAGTATCATAATTAAAAATTGGTATATAACTTCCATAAATTCTTTTATAAACATCTTGTAATTCAAGTCTTGCTGAAACATATTGCCAGTCTGGACTTTCTTGACTTATTAAATCGGCTGCTGAATATTTTAGTGATTCTTGAATTTCAGATGAATTCATTTCATCTTTAATTCTAATTCTAAAATTATTTATTAGGTCATTTTCATCAACATCAAGTCCAAGAGTTGATGAAATAATATGTTTATAAATTTTATCAAAATCAAAAGGTTCTTTTTTTCCGTTTCTTTTAATTACCATCGGTTTTTCCTTTTAATATAATTGGTACATAATCATCAGCAAGTTCTTTAATTAATCTTCTTCTATCTGCTTCTGACTGTTTTTTAATTTCTTCTTTTCGTCTTTCTAATTTATCTCTTTCAATATAATCAGATGAATAATTTAATAATCCTATTTTATCAGTATTAAAAAGTTCAAGAATTTGTTCTTTTCTTTCTTCTGAAATTCTAAATTTAATTTTTTTACTATTCTCATTTTTAATTCTATTATATTTCTTTTTAAGTGTCTTTTTTCCATATCTTAAAATTCTTCCAGATGGATTTTGATTTTTATCTTTTAAAGTTTGTTTTTGATCAATTATAATACAAAATCCAGAACCAGATGAAATTAATTCAATAACATCTTCACTATCTTGTTTATTAAAAAAATACATTTTTTTCCTTTGTTTTATTTTTATTTATATTTATTTTAAAATAATATTCAAAATTATTTTTCTTTAAACCGGGATTTTTAGGTGATGTACTTATTATTTCTCTAATTAATTCTTTATCTTTAAATATTTTATTATAATTATTAAGAATATCTGTATATAAAACTTCTTTATTTTTAATCTGATTTAAGAATTCAATATATTCATTTTCTGAAAATGAATAATAAGAGGATTTTTGAGAAAAATAAGGAGGATCAATAAAATAAAAAGCTGAATTTTTATATATTTCAAGAATTTCTTTATAATCAGTATTATATATTTTAACTTTTTTAAGAACTTTTGAAATATGATTAAATGTTTTTTCATCAAGAAAATAAAATCTATTTCCGAAAGATTGATTCATTCCATTTGGACCAAATCTAAAAAAAGAGTTTATACAAGAATTAGCAAGAATATGTAAATAAACTCCTTCCTTATTTGTTTCAGTTTTCCAATAATTTTTATTAAACCAGTTTCTAAAATTATAATAGTTTTCTTTTGCTTTTATATCTTCTTTTAAAATTAAACTTCCGAATTTTTCTTTTATAAAATTTAGTTCATTTTTATAAAATTCAAAATCTATTTCTTTAAATGTTTTATAAATTCTTATTATATTTCTATCTTTATCATTTATAATATATTCATTAAATTCTTTTTTTAAATTAAATAAAACAGCTCCTGAACCTATAAAAGGTTCAATAAAAATCTTTTTATCTGTTAGTATTAAGGAATTTATTTTATCTGTATATTTAAATTTTGAACCACTATATTTAAAAAATCTCATCAATAAGTCCAATCTCAATTGATTCTTTTGGAGATAAATAATTATCTCTTTCTGTATATTTAAGCATTTCTTTAAAGGAAGTTTTTCCATTTGTTTTTTTCGCTAATAATTTCATCATTGAATTCTGAAGAAATTCTGTTTCTTCATATGAGACTTTCATATCGTGAAAAGTTCCAGAAGTTCCACTCGAAACAGAGTGAATCATAATTCTTGAATTTGGTAAAGCACTTCTTTTTCCAGTTCCCGAAGATAAAATTGTACAACCCATACTCATTGCTACACCTGTACAAATTGTATTTACTGGAGTTTTAATATAATTCATAATATCAATAATTCCAAGTCCAGCATAAACACTTCCTCCATAAGAACTAATATATAAATCAATTTCTTTACAACTTTCTTTATTATCAAGATACATAAGTTGTGCTTTTACCATTGTTGCTATTTCATCATTTATTTCATTTTCAAGCAAAATTATATTCTGCTCAAATAACTTATCTGCTATTGAATAACCTTGTAATCCGTTTCCACTTTCTTCAATTATATTTATTGGAAAAACCATAAACATCCTTTTTTATTTATTATAACTATAATATACTTAAAAATTTAAAAAGAACCGAAATACATTCTTTTGCTTTAATTATTTTTTTATTATTTAATATATCTTGTTTTGATATTTTTAAACCAATATTTTCAAGATCAATATAATTATTAAAATTCCAAATTAGAATATCATTTTTTTTTTATTTTTGAATTACCAAATATTTCAAACATATCAGTAACACTTGAAACATTCCATTTACTAATATCCGAATTAAATTCAGAATAATTAAACATAAAACTCATATCAATTACAGAAGAAGTATTCCAATTACTAATATCAGAATTAAATTTTGAATAATTAAATAAAGAATTCATATATTTAACAGAAGAAGTATTCCATTTACTAATATCAGAGTTAAATTCAGAATAATTAAATAAATTATTCATATTAATTACAGAAGAAGTATTCCATTTACTAATATCAGAGTTAAAAACTGATTTTTCAAACATTGAACTCATATTTTTTACAGAATAAACATCCCATTTACTAATATCAGAATTAAAAACAGAACTTTCGAATAAAGATTTCATATTAATTACAGAAGAAGTATTCCATTTACTAATATCTCCATTAAACTTTGAATTATAAAATAAATTATTCATATCAACTATATTACTAGTATCCCATTTACTAATTTTTCCATTAAATTCAGAATGAGAAAAAACTCCAGAAATATCAGTAAGTTTTGAAATATTAAGATGATTTAAATCTTCATCATCTTTTGAATTTTTAATTATATTAATAAGTTCTTGTTTTGTTTTCATAAACTCTCCTTTAAAATTATTTATATATAACTAATCTATCTTGAAATAAATAATCTAAAAATAGAAATATTATTAGAAAAAATAATTTTTCTATTAAAATCTTTTATTGAATCAATAAATGTTATTCCAGAAATTAGATAAAAATCAGAAAGTTTTACTTTTTTATCTAATTTCCATTTATAAAGTTTAAAAATATCAAAATCGGGATTAAAATTAAACATTTTTTTCATATTAGTTACATTAGTAATATTCCAACTTGAAATATCTCCATTAAATGGACTCCAATTAAACATATCTTCCATTGTTGTTACTTTACTAACATCCCATTTACTAATATCGCCATTAAACTCAGAATTCTGAAACATAGAACTCATTTTTGTAACACTTGAAGTATTCCATCTACTAATATCTCCATTAAAACTTGAATAAATAAAAACTCCAAACATATCAGTTACTTTTGAAGTATTCCATTTACTAATATCCGAAGCAAATGCTTTAGTTCCAGCAAATGCTTTAGTTAAATATATAACATTACTAGTATCCCATTTACTAATATCTCCAGTAAAATTTGAACTAGTAAACATATAACTCATATCAGTAACAGATGAAGTATTCCAATTTGAAATATCTCCATTAAAATCGGAATTAGCAAAAAGATGATTCATATTTTTAACTTTATCTGTTTTCCATTTACTAATATCTCCATTAAACTTTGTATATTCAAATATTCCCGAAATATCAGTTAGTTCAGAAATATCAATATAATTAAGGTCTTCATCATCATTAGAATTTCTTATTATACTTATAAGGTCTTGTCTTGTTTTAACTTTCATTTAAAAATCCTCTTTATATTTATTTATATTATATCAACAAATAGTTAATAAATAATAATTATAAAATTTATAGTTCATTATTATATATCCTTATAATACATCTAGATTTTATATAGTGTTTATTCGTTTCGGGTCGGCATATAAGAGGTTTAAATATATTGAATGATATAAATATCAAGTTGGATTAATTAACCTCTTAGATTAGCAGATATAAGCATTTAAAAGGTATATGAATAAGATTTATAGGTTAAGGTTCAGAAGTCAAAAACTAA